GGCCGCTCGGGTGGACCGACTTAAAGCCATTGGCAACGGACAAGTCCCACTGTGCGCCGCTGAAGCATGGCGCATGCTGACAAGGAGCACATGATGGCCTCACGCCGCAGCCGAGAGCGAGCCAACGCAAGGCCTTGGGAGCAGGAGCCAGACGAGCCCCAGCGCGGCCTAGCGGGCGCCCCTTTGCGCGATGCGAGGGGGTGAAAATAGTGCTTGCGTGACGCGTCACGATGGGCTATTATTCAGGCATCGACAACGCAATGGAGAGCAGCATGGACAAGATCATCAATCACGACGGCGACACATGGAGCATCCTGTCAACCGGCACAACTCGTGATGACGGTAAGACCTACTGCCACTTGGCCAGCACAACGCGCAGCCGTCAGCAGCGCAACGGGCCTAACCCCATCCAAATGGGTGACTGGGTTGATTTGCGCGATCCAATCACGGCCTTTTATTCCGACCGCGCTAACGGCTGCCACGCTGCAAAAGCTCCATGACCCCCAAGACCCCATCCCAGCGCAAAGCAGACGAGAGGGCCCGCAACAAAGAGGCTGGCCTGTCGGAGGTGCGGGGCCTGTACCCAAGCGCAGTAACCCGCGCCACATGGCAATCCTGCGCAGATGCAGCAGGCCTGCCTCTAAACCAATGGCTCGAAAGGGCCGCTAACGCGCAGGTTAAACGGGATCTGCGCAAGGGGAAGTGATGAGGATTGAGCAAGTCAGGGAGGCTAATAGCCCCGAAGAAATGCGCGCCGAGATTTCTAGGCTTAGGCGCGAAGGTGTGCTTGTAAGGTCGGTTATGGACATGGCTGACTACAGGGGCCTATCGGCGGAAGACCGATTTACTGTGCTGGCCTACTACGCACTGAAGGATCTGGCTGTGGCCCAGAAAACCATCCTTGAGCATGTACTGATCACGCCTAATCCGTTCTTCACTGCCGCCCAATCCACCACCACAGTTGGGAGGGAGGGGTGATGACAACCGGCATTGCGGCGCATGTTCCGAGATTCGTCTACGACGAAAAACGCGACTGCGTTTGGATCAGCGGAATCCCTGGCTTCTATGACACGGACGCGTACCACACGGGCGACGAATCTGGCGACTGGTGGGAGCTTGACCTATCTTCCCACGACGCCCTTGACGGCCATATTGTTCTTCCTTACACGGTAAGCATGGACGTATTCGAGTCTCGCTTGTACAGCGAGGTTGACCGGCTTTGGAATGTCGCCTTCATGTTGCATAAGTACCGAGGCACCCACCCAAAGGACTGACATGCAAGACAGAATCAAGCTACCACTACACCCAGACGCATGTAGTGTTGATGGGTGGTCAACAGACGAGCAAAGGGTGTTGCGTGAATTCGCCCAGGCCGTGGCGCGGGAGCGCAAAAAGATTGCGGACGATAGCGACTATGGGCCGATTCAGCACCACATTGGCGATCAGATCAGCGCCCGCTTCGGGCTGGGGGAGTGATGATGGGTTGGTGGATTCAATGGATGCTTCGCCTCACGCACATGCCGACAGGCATAACCGTGGAGACCGACAGCCGCGCAGTCAAAAAAGAGACATTGCATAAAGCAAGGGAGCGCCTTGATAAGCGCCTTCGCTCACGACTATGGGCAGAGCAAAACCTAGAAGGCCCAGGCTTACAGACAACGCACAACTATGACCTTGATCGGCATGGCGCCGGCCAATACCCGAATGATCTTGAGCCGATCAAGCAGCGCCTTGCAACGCCTCCCGGTTGTGGGTAGAATTGGGGCGCCCTACCCGGCGAGTTGGTGCCGGGGCTTTCATGAGTGTGGATTGGTGTCGGTCTAGTCAACCGAAAAAACAGCCACATGACTCGGTATCTGTTGCCAGTCCGCACCCATGAGAGTCAAGCGCACAGCGCAGGCCTGGGGGTTCACGGGCGCTTTCGAAGTATCCGCCGATTCGTCGGCTACGCGGCTCGCAGTGATCGGCCACCGCTTACGGATTTGAAGATCCTTCGACGCCCTGACTTGATCGGGGCGTTGTCGTTTCTGCCCATTCAATCCGCGCTTCCCAGCGCAGCAGCAGAGCACCTATTAAACCGCCCTGCCGCATAGACAGCCCAGTTCAGCAGATCGCCCATTGTGTCTCCATCAAGGGGCCTCAGCGCTGGTTTGCACTCCGTCACCACTAGCGGACTCGTCTCTGCTGCCAATCGCTGCGTTGAGCAGGCCGCGACCATCAGCGGGAACGATGCAATCACGATAAACCGTTTTTGTCTGGACTTCATGCTGCACCTTCTGAACGATGGTTTGCTGCTTCACCTCGATCTGAGCGATTGCGCTGGCAGCAGCTTGCAGCGCTTTGTCCTGTGCATCCTTTGAGGAAAGCATGGCAGCGTCCCATTCAGCCTGCTTTGACGTTGTGCCGTATCGAACCCCAGCGCCGAACACTGCCGCAATCAGGATCAGGATGGCGACTAGGCGCAGTTCGGTGCTCATACAAGCCCATGCGAGTAGGACGCCACACCGTTGGTGAACTTGGCGGTCAGCACATCTCGCCGTGGATTTGCGCTGAAGCTGATATGCACCCAAGATCCCTCTTGAATGAGCTGGTCGAATTTGATGTGCGATGCCACGATGGCCCTGGCGATCTGGATCGGCGTCCCGAAGAATGGCGCTGCGAAGTCAGCCGCCAAACCCTGCATGTGCTGGCTTGATCGCGAGCCCCCAACAGCGGCATTCACCTGCGGCGCACGGTAGCCGCTGCTGATGTTGATGGGTGCGCCGATCAATTCGCGAACCTGCTGCATGCCTGGCGCCAGGAAGTTGCGGATTGATGCCATCGCTAGCGCATCTGGCGTATTGTCAAGACCAAGCCTGACAGCCTTCTCGCTGTGAAGGAACTCAGACAGGTGGAAGTCTGCTGTCAGGCGCTCGTCATTCATCTCCGCTCACCTTGTCCTGCTTGACCAGACGGCCAACGATGCCAAGACCAAGAAGCGCCAGAGTCACGCCGCGCACCACTCCAGGCGGAACCTGCGAGATCAAGTCAGGAGGCAATGCAAACCATGCGCCTTGTATCGTCGCCGCAAGCGTCATGGCCTGCACGGAAACCATGCGCCAGGCTTTGCGCCATTCTGGGATCAGTTTCATGGCTTATTGCTCCTTTTTGCGTCAAGCTGGAATTGCAGCAGCATGATTTGCTGGTTTTGCTCAACCCTCTTCAATGCTTCAAGCACCTCAACCCGGCTCATGTACCCAGCCTTCACGGCGGCCATCTCACCATTGAGTTCAGCGATCTGCTTTTCGTGCTCATTCATGGTTGATGCCATGACGGCAAAGTTGGCGTTTTGCTGCCATAGGAGCCCGAATATGGCAACGATTGCCAGCTTCGTAATCCATTCAGCGAATTCCAAGATCCTGAATTTGATTTGGTCGCTCATGCGTCGCCTCGGTGCTTGCGCTTTGGTTATGGATGGTTTGAGAGGGGCCATTACTTCACACGCTTGAATACGTTTGGCAGCGTGCAAGGGTCAAACCGGAATGGCTCAGGAAACCCAAGCGATGCGGCTACAGCCTCAGAGCAAAACCAGCGCTGACCCTCATGAGTGCCGCGTGACAGCACGAAGCCAGCAAGGCCGAGGTAATCGAACTTGGCGCCAGCGTGCAGCGTGAACCATGCGCGGGCTAGTGCTTCGTCGCCGTCAATCTCGATCAGATCCCACTCATCGGCGGGATAGGTAATCTTGTGCAGCACCACACCACCTTCTACTGCGCGGGATGTGCCTGCCCAGCCGTCAGAGAAGACAAGCTCTGTGTGCGTGTACGGACCACCAAGCCACCACCGGCAAGCGATGGAGAACAGGCCCGCTATGCCGGGGCGGGTGCCTTTGTAGCTGGCTAGCTTCATGACATCTGCACAATGGCCTCTTGGTTCAGGGTGTTGCTATCAGGCGGCATGCTTATTTGCTTCCCCTTACCTTAATTGTCCCGCTAGGCAGGTCTATCGCGCCCCCGGTTAGGTTTCTTTGCGTGACTGTCGCCGTGTCGGCGGACGTGAACTCAGCCGACCAGGCGATCCCTGCGTTTGCCACGGAAAACGAAGCCTGAGCCGTATCCCCAACCGCTGCGCCCGTCACTGTCACGTTGACCTGTTGAGTTGCCCCACCTGCCAGGTTTGGCGGGTCGTAGGTGTCGGTTCCTACCAAGTCCTGATACTGAACCACCGTGCCGCTGATCGTGGCGTTTGTCGTGTTGCTGCTGTAGTCAATGGGCCCAACGATGCCCGAACCGCTGGCCACGATGCCAGTCGTGCAGCCAGAAACCGCGCCAGCCGACAGCAAGACATCGCTGCTCGAACTGATGCCGGTTGCGAAGTTGGCAACCTCGAAGCCAGCACCGCGCAGCGTGCCAGATCCGCTGACACCAACAATCCCGGTAGCAAACGAGGTGGCCCGGATGTATGAACTATTGAGGTCAACCAGCGAGCCGCCGTCGGCACGGATGGCGTAGTTGTTCACGCTGTCCCATGAGTTCGTCATGATCACGTCAAGGTCAAGCAGCGCAGACGTGCGGGCGATGATCGGGCCAGAGTCAACCAGGCGACCAGTCACGGTAGGGCGACCACCGGACAGAACCTCAAGCGAGGCTTTTACCTTCTGCTGGGTTTCCCAGTACCCATTAAGCTGGATGTCTGGGGCGCTGATCTGGACGAGTGACGAGGTGCCTACTGTCGATGTGCCAAATGTGGCTTCTGATACGTTGATGTCCGTAGAGCTTGCGAGCGATGCAGCGATCTTCAGGAAAACGTCCGAGTTGCTGTGCTTCGTGCCTCGCACCTTGCCGATGTAGCAGCCATCAAGGATCAGATCCTGCGATGAATAGGCAAACTCTGTGCCGTCGATCAGGAAGTAGGCAGAGCTGGTGTCGATCTGCAAGAGCTTGACCGTTGGCGTGGTGTGCTCTGTTCCGTAGATCTTGAGGCCGCGAATCTCGAAACGCTGGGCGCCCGTGTAGCGCAAGAACGTGAAGGCGCCATCAGTGACGGAGATTTCCGCATCAAAGTGCCCGTACAGGCTGACATTGTGCGAACCCAGGTTGATGGCTGCATTGGCGTTGTACTTTCCATACGGGAAGTACACAGACCGCTCATTGGCCAGCACATCGGCAAGCACTGATTGATGGTTTGTCGTGCTGGTCTTCGCCTGGATTGCGGCTGCTTCAGTCTTGCTGAATGCCTTCAGGATGTTCACCGGCTGGTTGGCGATCTTGATCATGTAGCCGACTGTCTTGTCGGGGTAGTCCAGCGCAGGATCGTCGCCAATCATGCCGGCGCCTTTGGCGTCGTCTGATGCGTCGGCTAGATCGGCGCGCAGCGTGTCAACCTCGCCTTTTGGGTCTTGAACACCGTCAACCGTCCAAACGCTTGCCCCCGTCGATGTCTTGAGCACAAACGTATATGCGCCAGTTCCTAGCCACAATTGGGCCTCACCGCGAGCATCCAGGGCGATGTACAGCCCGCCCACACCGTCGCTGGTGTACGTGCATGGCGTGCCAAGGCCTGAATCCGTGAATGCATTTTTCTGGGTTGTCGTCCCGCTTGCGTAGGTGTAAAGTCTGCCGCTTGCGAGGGGCGTGCCGTCACTTGCCCAACCTTTGAACCGACCGGCTGTGAACTGAAAAGACATGTTTTGGCCTCGGAAATGAAAAAACCAGCTCTAGGCGGGTTTGAGGGGTGATGCTTGGACTATCTTGAATTCAAGATATGGAAGGCGGTTGTGATCGTCTTCCTTGCCTTCTGCTGGGGCGTATGGCGCGGTATTACCGGCCAGTCGCTAACACGGGGGCGGCGCGATAACCAAACTGCGCAACAACAGAGGGATCGTTAGACAAGGCGTTTAGCATGTTTACGCCCACTGCTGGCGACATGCTCGATCCGGGTCCGGATGCCAAGCGCCCAGCCCCATAAGCAAGAGAACCAACCAGGCGCGGGCTTTGCAATGGAAGTGCCGCCAAAGTAGCGGGATTTGACATGCTCATCAAAGCAGTTGCAAGCCCGCCGCCTTGAGCCGCAAGGCTTCTCGGCGTCCATGAGTTCAACGCCTGACCAGACAACGCAGGCATCAATTCAACACCGCCCTGATTCTCAAGTGCAGTTGCCAGATTTAGCCTGTTCCCATAGTTAGTCTGCACGTTGTTGCGCATCAACGATTGCAGCTTGCGCATGGCAGTGTCTTTCGAAGCACGATCACCAAGAGATAGGGCGCGCTCAATCTCGTTGATTTGATCTGATGCCGTCTGATAGCCCTTCATCACCTTTGCGTATGTTGGGGCTTGAGACTCAATCTCTGCCTTGGTTGCGTTGTAGACCTTGCTTGCAGCCATCCGCGCCGATTTCTCGTTGAATGGGATGGTTTCGAGGATGCCGCCTAGCTTCTGTTTGAGTGCATCCAGACCTTCTGGCGTGTGGAACTGAGCGGGGTCTAGCTGCTTCCACTCTTCAACAACCGCACGCATGCGCTCAACTGCTGAGTTTGCCGATTCGTTCTTGACGACACCTTTATAGGTTGCAACCTGGCTGGCATCGTCAACGGCCTTAGAAATTCCCGCAAGGCTCAAGACAGACTGATCCCCCTTGATCGGCACCATGCCGCTACGGTACTCAGCCTGCTTGGCTGCGTTCATCGCCTGCAATCCGGCTTTGGCATTGTCAAGAACATCAGTCAGCGGAACATCGCCCTTGATGTTATCAAGGAATGTCTTGTTTCCAGCCTTACCGGCCTTGAATGCTTGACTGATTGGTTCAGCGCCTACGCCCGTAGTAAGGCCCAAGACATTCTTGGTTGTTGTGCTAATGCCTTTTCCAACGGTTGACCCAACCTTTCCAGCAGCAGCTATAGCAGGCGGAAGAACTGCGCCAACAATTGCGCCATCTTTGGCCTGGCTTGGATCTACAAGTCCAGCAGAAACGCCACCAGTGATAGCGCCGCCTGTTGCTCGCGTAAGCAGGTTTTTCACAAGCTCCCTACCACCGGTTGCGGTGGTGCCCGTGGTCATGCCAGACGATGCAACGGCATTCAAGAAAGGCTCAATCGCTGCCGGTATGGCTTTGCCACCAACTGCCGCAGTCATGCGTACTCCGTTAGCCAATGCACCACCAGCACCAGCCGTACCCGCAATTTCACCAGCCAGCTTTCCGCCCTTGTACATGAGCGAATCAGGATTGGCACCGAGTGAGCGCAAGCCCTCATCCATGGCCTGGCGACGTTCTTCGTTTCGGCTCAATGGCTTTTTGCCGGTGACGAGGCTGGACACGCCAGCCTGACGGTCTCCGTAGTACAGGTCCTGAGCTTTGTCCCATGGATAGAGCAGCGTGGCGCCAATCGACCCAGCACCACGGATGCCGCCAGCGATAAGGTCGCCTGCGCCTTGCTTGATCGTGTCAACGATGGATGACTCAGGCGCGGATTGGCTTGCCTCGCTGGCCTTGCCATACTTCGACCATGGCCCATCCTGCGCGGGCTGCTGCGCATACTTTTCCCAAGGTCCGGCCATTACTTCACCTTTTCCCAATTGCTTGGATTGGATGGATCGCCACCCTTGAAGCGGTAGCCTCCATCAACATCTCCAGCCTTCGGGCCTTGATTAGATGGTTGTGTTGCACCGCCGCGTGGTTTGAGTTGGCTGGAAGTCTGAGCAACCCCGCTCATGATGCGGTCAAGCTCTGATGCCTGCGTATCAAGCGCCTTGTTTGACGTGATGACACCCTTGAGCGAGCGCGGGTCGGTAACGACACTTTGCAGAATGTCAAAGTCAGGCCCGTTCAGCACGCCGAGGTTGTAGGCCTCCTTGGCCTGCAACATCATGTTGTTGTACTTTGTGCCCATCATGGCGCGTTGGTCTGGATTCAAGGCGTCAAGCGTACCGAACGACTTCAGCGCCTGCCGATACTCTTGAATCGCGTTGCTCAGATTCTGAACGCCAACAACCTGCTTTTGCTGCGACTCTGGCAGCTTGTCGCCTGGTCCGCCTGGAATAGCGGTAAGTGACCCGTCTGGATTCCAGCGATAGCCTGGCGGAGGCTTTCCGCCCGCGGCCACCTCTTCGCGTTTGATCTGGTTTGCTTCCCTCTGACGAGCGTCTGCAAGGCGATCTCCAGGCGTTGCCACCTTAACAATCGGTGCCCCACCCGTGTTCTGACCATAGGTTGGGCTGTTCGGGTTCATGTCGCGGGTGATGATCTGCCCGCCGTTGTCGAACTTCTCAGGCTTGGGGCCAAATGCGGTCAACATTTGCTCAGCCGTCAACTGAGATGCTGCGGCCTGACGAACAGCTTTTCGCAACTCAATCGGATCGTCTGGCAACCCAGCAGCCAGCGTCTGCGCAACTTCAGGCGTGAGAATGCCCATCTCCTGCATTTGCGTGATGTCGCCCAGTACGGATTGCTTGGATAGGTTCGGATCGTTGAATCGCGCACCGGCTGCCTTGCGGTATACGTCGTATCGCTTTTGGGCAATCTCAAACTCTTTTCCGCTAGCCTCTGCCGCACCCTTGCGTGCGTTCAGGGCGTCCGTTTCTATCTTTGTCGCCTCATCCAAGAACCCGCCACGGCGCAGCGCACCAACATCAGCCCCACCTGCCAGCAAGTTGCGCAACTCACCCTGACGCTTGATGCCAGCTTGATACTCGCCTACTTTTGCTTGGTTAAGCATGTTTGTTGAGCGTGTCGCGGCAAGGTTCTCGCGCTCTGCCGCATACTCTTCAGGAGACTTCGGCGCATTCAGCATGTTGCCGAAAATGGAAGCATTCAAGGCCATTACCTGCCTCCCATGAAGTAGCTAGATCCACGGTTTAGCAGATTGCCCCATGCGTTTGCCTGTGACATTCCCGCTGCGCCTTGGAAGTTGGCATTGCTCAACAGGTTCTGACCAACGTTGTTAGCCATGTTCTGCCCTGCCTGCTGCGTCTGCTGCACACCAGACTGACCAAGGCCTGCCGCCGTTGACGTTCGGTTGAACGCATTGCCAACGGCCGTCTGTTTGCGGTTGAAAATGTCGTTGTAACGGGTCATGCCGTAGTCTTGAGCATCGCGGCCCAAAGCTTTTGCGGTAGATCCACGATACAAGCCATTTCCAGCAGCAAACGAGTTTTGCATGAGGCGCTGGCGCTCATTCAGGCCGAACTGATAGCCAGGATCATTTGACACATCCGCAGCAGTCACAGTCGTGTCTTGCTTCGCCAGATCTTGCAAGCGCGGCAATAGCGCATTTCGCATGTCCATCAGCGGTAGGTTGTCCTCCCGCGTCTGGTAGAACTGATCCTGCTGCATTTGATTAGCAGAATCTGTAGATTGCTGGGCGCGCTTAGCCGCCCGTCCTGCTGCATCAGATTGAAGCTTTGTTGAAACAGCCGCCGTACCGACTACCGCCACTGCTACCCAAGACATACGACCTCGCTTTCGGAGCCAATCATTTCCGGCTCGATTAGTTCTGCTTCCAACTTGACGAGATCGGTTTCGCTTGTCGCGTGAATCGTGATCCACACAGTTTCTTCATGCGCTAAACCGACTCGCTTGGTGCCAGGTTTTGAAACAAACGTGAATGGCGCTTTGATGCGCCTCATCCCGTCTTCAGTCCATACCGTGATATCTCCTTTGGATACCACGTTCAGGTGTTCTGTCTTGTGCTTCTTTCCTGTCAGAAGCGTTCCGGCTGGAATCACTATCTCGCGGGCGTACTGCCCAGGCGCAAAGTGATGATGCGTATCAATGGGTAGTTGCTCCATCCGAAGCATTTCCCGCTCAAGTCTGCGTATTTGCTCTGCTGTTGGGACATTTGGCAACGAATCAACATGCCTTCTAGTTGCCAACATCCCGCTATATGTGATGTTCATTTATACCGCCTTGATTCGTCTAGGTGGATCACGAGATTCGGTTCACAAAGCCGGTGATGTTGATGGCGCTTGCCGTGCCGCAAAACGCCCGAACGACAAGCGCGTTATTGATGTTCTGCCCCGTAAGGATCGGTATTGGCTCGCTGTTGGCTGGGATGCTCACCGCCTTAACGGCGTGGTCTCCTGGGTCAGTAACACCGCCATACTCAATCGTCAGAGGTACCGCTGTGCCTGTGACATTCGACGCCCACAAATACACCTCATCAAATCCAGACGTACCAGTGACTGCGGTGTGAATCAACGTGCCAGCCGTAGCCGTAGCTGCAACCGGGATGGGCTTGCCGTTCGTGCTGCCCGAAAGCAATGCGCGTGAGTACGTGGCCATTTACCTAGCTCCAAAGATGCGGCCAGCAAGCACCGCGCTTGAATCATCTGGCCTGTGTTTCTGTTGTTGGTGACGCGGAATGAAAGGCAGGATCGCAGCCTTCAACGCCTCTATGTCAAGCGCCACTGTGAACCTGTCAATGCCGCGCGTGACGGTCATGTACGCGCCCTGCTCCACCTTCTTTTGTGGCGGCTGTTGGCTCTTGTTGAAGATCGTGAAAGCCGACGACAAAGCTGACTGCTCAAGCTCCACATTGGTCAATGCTGTATCACCGCCCATGCGGTCGCGGCCTTCTTCGTAGTACCTCAGAAAGTCGGTGGAGGCGTAGACCTTGACGCCATTTGCTTCACCGATCGGGACGCGTGCTGACCATGAAAGGTGTCTGCTGCTCATACTGTCCGGACGATCACGTCAGAAGGATTCCACGGCACCGCATCGGTGACGACCAGCTCGTATGTGCGCCGATCCGCCGAACCAATAGCGTGAAGGCTCACCCAGTGGTCAAAGTTGCCGATGTCGCCAAGGCTTATGTATTCCCAGTCGCCCCATGAATTTCCGCTGTCGTCTGACCAACGCACCATGAGGTTTCCACCGGCTCCCGTGTCGCAGATAACGCGCAGTTCGGGGAAGCGGATGCGCTTACCGTCAGCCCTGCGAATCTCAGGCATCACGCGAACACGTCGCAGCACATCGCCATCGTTGCTTGATGCTGTTGCATCGAGTTCGTACAGCTTCCCGTCAGCGCCACCTAGCAGTGTCTTATTGAATGCCGAAAGGTGCACATTCCACCGCACTTGCTGCCATGCACCATTGACCCATTCTCCAGCCTCGAACCACAAGCCGGACATCACATCGAACACAAGCGTTGTTTCAAGTGTTGGCACGTTCAGTGCATAGAAGGCGTTACCCTCGAAGTAGAACGCCGTCCCAACTGCCTCAGTCAGATCCAGTCCGCTGATCAACTCTTCCACCCAGCGGGTAGAGATGCGCTGATGCACAGATCCAGCGATCTTGAACACGCCACGCTGCCCGCGCTCTTCGTCTGTGCCAACGAAGAAAACAGTGTTGTCCAGCCTGCGAGGCGTCATGGGCGAATCACAGCCAACCTCGATAGACCGGCCAGACGGGACAATAACCTCATCACCACCGATCAAGCGCCAAACCTCAATCGAACTCTTGCCGATCAGCAGAAGTTCGCCACCCGACACAATCGGGCAGATGAGGTTGTCAGGGCTTTCCTCTGCCGTCGCGTAGTCCAGCGCGTCAATCGTTGCAGCGTCACCGACATTGGTCCAGCCAACGCGGCCAGTTCCTGCGTCCACGAAAAACAGGAATTCATTCAGCACGTCGATTCGTGAGCCGCCGCCATAACCAGCCGCCGTTGTGAGCACATTGGTGGCCCTGTTCAAGACGTACAGACTCGCCCCGTCAGTCACGCAGATCTGCGAAGCGTTGGCAGCAAAGTCAACCAGTCCAGTAGACGAACCAAGCGATCCACGGCTAGTTGTCGTGCCATCAGATGCCAAATCAACCAGCGAAGAACCAGAGACAACCAAGCGCCGCCCATTGCTATTGATGGCCCCGCGAATCTGCGCGCCAAGGTCAGCAAACTCCACCAACCCGGGCCAGTCCTTGAACGACTTGCTCACAGGCTCGCCCGGCGCTTCAATCGGCACAGGAATGAGGTTAACCGCCCGCTGCTTCGGTCCTGACCTATTGCGCAGCGAGTAGGATGGTCCGACGATCATGGCTTATGAAACCGTGATAGATCCGGCGCCAGTGATCAGGTCTTCGCCAACGCAGTCATATTTGTAAATAGCAGCGCTATCCACTGAATGGAACCCTGTGCCAGCAGGAACAACGCCGCCTCGGCTTTCATCACCAGGAGAGCCGCCCGTATGGGTGCACACACCGACTGCCATAGTGCCAGCGTTTGCATGCGCGAAGTCGCCTCCAACATTGCCCCAGTACCTGCCGTTGAAGTCAATCAGCAGACCTGCGTCATGGATGGTTGCCCCGTTGTTGCTGACAGATCCTGTTGCTGTACCGTTTCCGTATCCCTTGCAGTCAAAAAGAACGGCGGCAGGAATGACAGAGTTAGCGATGTGGAAGTTAAACCCATCCTTTTGTGCCTTCGATGCAATGCAACGATTGAACACGCACAGTGCGTAATCAAGCGATTGCACGTTGTCGACATACCCAGCATTTGCGCTGTATTTGAATGCGCAGTCCTCTGCGTAGAACTTTCCAGTGGTGTTGCCGCTGATCTTGATGCACCCATTGTTGCCGCCGTACTGCGTGATGCCGTACATGTGCATGTTGCCGCTGGTGGTGGCGCGGATAGAGTTAACAGAGATCAAGATCACCATTGTATTGGCAGCAGTAGGCTGCGCTCCATCACGGCGGTTCATGTAGGTGGTCGTGCCGTCCGTGTACCAACTCCCAGGTGTGGCACGGCATGCTGCCAAGGATGCAGCCAGGGGCTCCTCGTAGAAGTCGCCATCGTCGTCGAACGTGTCAAGTTCAAACACGCGCTTCGCGTTCGAGCGCGTCACCTGATAGGTGGTGCCAGATTCCAGCGTCCATGTGTGCGAGTCGCCATTGATGCACACCACCTGCCCACCAACACCTTGGAACACGCATGTCTGCGTGGGGATAACCTCTGTGCCGTTGTTGCTGAATCCGTTTGCACGGAAGTACGTGCCAGGTGCGATGTTGACTGTGTAAGGGACTGCCGCCGCGTTACCAGCCGTAGTCCCTTTCCAGATGCTTTTGAACGCCAAGGCCCATGTGGACCCGTCATTAGCGTCATTGCCGTTGGTAACGTCAACGTAGTAATTCTTCGAATAGACGCGGGCATTGAGCGGAACAAGCGACTTTGGATCAATTCCAACATTGGCACGCCCTGCGCTGATTGTCACAGGCGCACCAAGTAGTGCAGCGGCCCTGGATGGCAGAGTTGCCCGCCTGAATGACTGAACCGCGCTCTTGCTTGTCGTATCCAGCGTATTCACTCCGTCTTCATCGGTTGAATACGAAATGGTTCCTGCGTCAGTGGTGTATGTCGCATCAGCGCCAACCGCATCCAAAAACACAGTAGACCCAGCCGGGATGCTGATCGTTGCCGCGCTGTAGATGGTACGTGCAGTGGGTCGAGTTGCTGCGCTGTTTGGTGTCGAGCAATCAAACTTGACCGTGCCGCCGCTGCCTGGCGTGATCACGATGTCATCAAGGTGGTCGAAGTAAATTTGTTGGTGGTTGCCTGCTGCGATGGTGGTCATGATGATCAGAAGTAGTCAGGTGTTACGGTCGCAACATCGACGCGCTGGGCGTTTAGTGCTCGAATGGTTGTCAGGCCGATGACCTGTTTTTGCAGAAGGCGCGATGCCTTGGGCTCTGGTGTTTCGTAGTCATCGACCAAATCACCAGCAACGATGTCAACCAGTGCGCGCAGGCAAGACACAGGCACGTCAGGCGTGGCGCTGACTTCGCTGTCTGCCGCAATTGCCTGATAGGTCAGCTTTGCCGTGTAGTTGCTCTGTGGAACAGGCCAGAAACGCGCAGTTGTTCCAGAGATGAAAACCTTTTCAGGCTCGCCGGTGCTGGCTTTGTCTGGTATCGCTTGGTAAGCGCGGTGGTCGATGATCTCTAGCGGTATCTCATCCGTTCCGACGACAACAGCCATCGACACGGGAAACAGGTAGTCAGTTGCGCTGATCGTTGCTGACACAACCCCACCCGTCAGGCTTACGCTTGTCGATGCGCCAGATACTTGCCACCACAGCACGCCAAGTGCGTGAAGCTCCTTCAAGCGCAGATCAAGCGCGGTATTGACTGATGCGTAGTCCCGCGCTTGTGCCGTGCCTCCAGCATTCAGCACGCCGAGCTTGCGCAGCACATCACCGGCAAACTGTTCGCGGTTCCGTGTGAATGCGTATGTAGGCATTACTCTGTCCTGCGTGTGTATTTGCGCTTGGTGCGCTCTTGTGGCTGCTCGATAGCGTCAAGCACCTCAACACCATCGAACGACTCAGTGAAGTCGCAGTTCACGCGCAGCTTTCGGATTGCGCGCTCGTCTGTGACATCTGTAGCCTGCCCACGGACGAACGAAAGCCCGAAGACCTTCGTCGTCTCATGGTCGCCGATGTAGACGAACTGAGCCATTAAGGCACCACGTAGAACACGACCAGGGAGATAGACCCAGCCGTGAAGGTCGCTGTGTCGTCCACAACCGTGATGGCCAGGGTGGTTTCTTTGGTGAACGTTGGCAGTACGCCAGTCACCAGCAGGCCAGCCAATGGCAGGTTGACGCCAGTCACGTTGGAGACGTTGCCGGTGGCGAATGCGTCACCAGTGATCACGCCGAAGTTGCCGAGGCCGTCGTCGTCAGCGGCATCGTAAGTACCGGTTCCGCCGTTAGCCAGCCAGCCAACGTCGATGTCGAACGTCTCGGTTGCATTGGTGTCCAGATCGGCCGCGTAGACGTGACCACCAACGATCACAGCACCTGCTGGAACCTTGCACATCTCGATGATGTCGGCTGGAGCCGGGTCAGCGGTCAATGCGTAGGTGCCATAAGCAACACCAAGATTGCCAGAGCCGGATGGTTTGAAAACGGGGAACGTGTCCGCCGCACGATCTGCGGTAAGAGTAGCCATGATTTTTCCTTTGAATGTTGGAGTGAAGAGAGGGCCGAAGCCCCCTCATTCATCAAGCGTCAGCAACGCCAGCGAAGTAGCCGGTGACAACGCCGTGTTGCTTCAGGTCGTCGGTGTCACCCGCGCCAGAGCCAAACAGCATCTTCTTGAGGCCGTCGATTGCCTCGATGGCAACGCCTTGCTTGTCGCCGTAGTCGAATTGCTCAGTCTTCGACACCCAGCGCTTAGCCACAGCCATGCCAAGGGCTTGAGCGCCGCACAGGAAGACGGGGGCCACGTCGATGCCGCCATTGCCAACACCAGTCAGGATTGGCATGCCGTCGCACTCGTGGACGATGATCCCGTCCCACTCCACGTCACCACCTTGGAACAGCTTGTTGTTCTGGTTTGCCAGAGACACTTCGCGCATGGCTTGTTGCAGTGCGGTGCCTTCCTTCAGGTCGCGGAAGGCGCGGGGGTGGGCGAACGCCACCAGCACACGGCGGTTCGTGCCTTCAATCCGAATGGGGCGGATCTTGGGCGTAGCCGACAAGGCGATGCGCTTCATCAGAGACAGAGCGGTAGTGGTCAGCTTGTCCGACGTGTTGTCGATGTTGCCAAGCGACGTGCTGTGGTCGTTGGACGCGGCGTTCGACTTGGATGCACCGAACAGCACGCGGTCGGCGTTGTCAACCAGCCAAGCGTCTTTCTGAGCCTCTGATGCCGATGCGTAGGCCACGCCATTGATCGACAGCAGGGCCTGATAGATGCGGTCGATGTCCGCTTCCATTGCCCAGTCTTTCAATACCACTTTGCCAGCCTGGCGCAGCGAGAATGCGTTGAACTGCTCGTCAATCTCAGCGATGCGAACGCCGTTACGGCGCTTGTCAACTGCGATGGAGAACGAGCGAGAGTCCATCTCTTCCTCGTTGCCCTCAAGCGTAGTGCGGCCAGTGACACCGGCACCGCTCAGCTTGTTGACAAGGGCGAAGGTGACGGAATCGCCCTTCTTCTTGGTAAGGTCTTCCTTGATCTGGAAGATGGAGTTTTCACCCGTGCCCATGTAGGGCTTAAATGGGTGGTTTTGCAGGTACTCAACAAAGAACTCTTCATCCCATTGTTGCGGGGTCAAGCCCGAGCGGGCGGTCGTATCAGCCATGATGATTCCTTTGGTTCGCCAAAAGAAAAAGGCCCTCTATGGGCCTTATCTCTTGTCAGCGAGAATTTGATCTAACGGTGTTGGGCCGTCGTAGGCGGCAGGCTTGAACTGCCCCCGTGCGTCCCGTGCTTGTGTGAGTGTTTTGGGAATGTTCGGCTTCGGTTGCGCTGGCGTTTCGGCCATTGCATCGAGCTTGGTTGCCTCTATCAGCGACACGGCACGAACCATCTGAAGCGGGGGCAGTGCATACACACGCTGCGCCTCGTCTGGGTTCTTTGCCAAGAAGTAAGCAACTTCGTGGGCGCGCTCGCCAGTCAGCAGGGCTTGACGGAACAACTGACCTTGCGGCGTCTCCTGGGCCAAGATGGGTCCGAGTCCGCTATTGATCACCGTGTCGAAGTCTTGATAGGCCGCTTGACCCTTCGTGACCACTTCATCGGCTGTTCGCTGCATCTGCTGCGCCTGTTCGCGCGCTTCACTTTCGGCCTTGGCTTGCGCTTCCTCTGCCTTTTCGGCCTCTCGGATTTGCTTGGCCTCGTGCCGCACCATTGCCCGGAAATACTCCACGTCAGACGCGAAGTCTTCAGGCTTTGGCTCTTGCGCTTGCTCTTGGGGCTTTGGCTGCTCTACCGCTTTGCGCTGCTCTTGCTGCTGCTTCCAGGCGCGCAGTTCTGCGGCCTCTCGTTCAGCGGCTTGACGCTTTGTGCGCTCTGCTGCAATTCCAGCTTCCAGCCCCTTCTTGTGTCGCTCGATTGGATCGTCTTGCGGCTCGTCAGTCGGCGTCACTGACTCATCTACGCCCGTTTGGTCTTGCGGCTCATCAGTTGGCAGATCCTGGGGTGTCTCTGCAACTTCTGTTCGCTCGACTTGCTCGCCTGAAAAGATGGCGTCCAAACTCGTTTCACCTGACATTCACACACTCCATAGCGCCCGATAAACCCGGCGACGGTCATCACGCCCGATACCTCGGCGACAGGCCCAATGCAAAAAGCCCGCACAGTGGCGGGCCTTGAGGCATCAGGGAAAATCTTTACGCTTTCTGCGCGTCAGCCTCTTGTGCTGCCACTTCTTGCGCATCCGACACAGCATCGCGAACACCTTGCTCTGCGTGCTGTGCGTCCTTGGCCTGCGCCTGTAGCTCAAGCGTGGCGATCTGCACATCCTTGGCGAACAATTCGCGCTCGTGCTGCAACTGGTCGGCCATCTGCTGAATCTCTGCTTTGGCTTGCTCGATCTCGGCCGGGGCAGCGTTCTGCGCCTCCATTGCCTTGATTTCTAGTTCGGCTTCTTTCAGTGCGATCTCTCGGCCCTTGATTTCAAGTTCAGCCTGCTTGACTTGCATATCGGCGGACTTGTCCTGAGCTGCCATCTGCGCTTCTTGCAAAGCCTGCTGCATTTCCTGCATCTGCTGTTGCATCTGCATGATCTGCGGGTTCTGCTTGTCTTCTTCGCCCTTCAGTTTGGCAATGATCTTGTCTTTGTTGCGCAGGCTTGATGCTTCGATCAAAGCCTCAAACAACTGAGGCGGCATGCTCGCGGCCTGTGGCGCAATCTGCACCAACTGCTCAAACTGTTCACCCTGCAACGACGCAGAAGCGGGCACGTCATCAATGATGATGTCAACGTCCAGCTCTGCAACGCTGTTCTTCGTGCCCACCACCATCTGCATGCGCGGGTCGGTTTTGGCTTGCTGCTCTGCTGCTGCGATCTGCTCAGGCGTCACGCCTGGCTGCTGCTTGAACTCTTCCAGCAACTGCATGCCCAGCGTGAGCGGCTGATTCAAGCCCACAAACTTGACGTTCTTTTCATCGTCAGTGACTCGAATCCACTTCTCAGCGGTCCAGAACTGGCGAATCCGGTTCCACACCTTGCGGTAAACGTCGTGCTGGAACTGCTTGAAGTTGTCAAAGACGGGGCCTAGCTCGTTCATGCCCTGCTCTGAGCGCTGAATAAGCGCCCGGCCAGACATGTTGCGGCTCTCGTTGCCTGACAGTGCAGCGTTGACACCTACCGCGTCAATCTCGCCCTTTGCCTCTTGCAGCAATTGAAACTGAGCCGCAGCCATGTCGCCGGTCGGGATGATGCCGAAGTCCTCGCCGAACTTTGCGCCGCCATCCATCTCGACGTGACCATCAGGCCTGGCCAACTGCTGGCGAATCATGTTCTTGTCGCCTGCCTGGGGCGTGCCGTAGGTCTGGCGAACGCTCATCAGGTGCAGAGCTTTGGATCGGCGCTTGTTGATCTCATCTTGCAGGCTGATCCAGCGACGAACCACACCAAAGCGGTTGCCGTCGCGGTCGATGAAGCACGAACCGAACACAAAGCCATCATCAGACTCGCCATCCTCATCGATGTAGGGCGACTCCATGCGCTCAAGCATCCCGGCCTTCGTGAATGCGCTGTAGAAGTACTTGCCCTTCTCCTTCGTCCACATCTCAACGATGCGCACCCGCTTACGCTTTGGATCTGCCCAACGAACACGCGGCACATCCTCGTATGTGTTGCCGCTTGCGCTTGTCTCGCTTGAAATGGTCGATTCGAGGGTGTCGGATTTGCCCGGGTACTTCTCTACCGCGTCTTCAAGGTCCATCCAAACGAACTGACCCTTGAACGAACCATCTGACCAGTTGCGCATGCGGCTATGCGGATCGCCGAACATGCGATCCCACATGATGGGCAACACTTCCACGCACATCTCGCCGCGCTTTTCGTACACGCGGACATCAGCGCCGCACGATCCCTCAACCAAGAACGAGTCGAAACACTCAGACCGAACGCGGTCCCACCTCTGATCCTCCATCACGTACCGCAGCGCATCAGTTGAGGCCGTGGCCGCTTCTTCGTCATCTGGCGTGCGCGGATAGGCTCGTGGATCTCGGCGATTTTGGGCCTCCATGCCCATCAGGAAATCGCACTTAGGGCCGATGCGGTCTATTGTGATAACGGGCTGTTTGCGCTTCTTCAGCGTGGCCTCTTCGGCACTTGTCCATTGCACGCCGTTTCTGTAATCGCGGTCGCGCTCGCACAATTCACGGCTGTCGGCTGTGCTCTGCTCTGCACTTTCGTACATCTGGACGAGTTTCGACAACAGGGCCGAATCTTCGTCTCCTGCTGTTTTCGTTTGCTGATCCATTACACCGTTTTCCAATCGTCCGTTGTGTCGTTGTCGCCGAATGCCTTGTCCCACCTGTCGCGCTTTTTGGCGGGCTCGTCGTGCTTTGCAATTGCTGGGTGTGCGTCGTCTAGAGCCCGACCGATCATTGATGCTGTGTCCACATCGTCGTCGTGCTTACCTGCCGGGAATCGCACAAACTCCTCAACGTCTGCGCCTGGCTCGAAATACACAGCGCCCATAGCCATACGCGACTGAATGCCACGCGCCCTGGTGGGCTTGTCTGCGATGCTGGGCAACCACTCCATGCGGCAATAAACCTTGCGCTCTCTCATGCGCCTGGTCAGCATCGGCTCGATGGCTTTTTGAATCACGCCCGCCTCGCCAAACCACGCAACAGGCTTGTGTCTCTTGATCAGATTGAGCTTTTGCTCGATCCACTCATCCGCCGCCGTCTGGCCTCTCCAGCCATCAAGCCGGTAGATGTCACCGTTTGGAGCCACGCCCCAAACTCGATGCACCGTGTAATCACCGCCTCCATCCGTCACCGCGTAGTCGCTTGTGCCGTAGATGTGCAGATCCTTGGGCTTTTCCACCCAGAACTTGAACCATTCGCGCTTGAAGAAGTCGCCTTCATCGCTCGATGGTTGCTGCTGGTAAAGGGCCCACCATGAGCGCTTATCACGCTTGGCAACCTCCACCATTTCGTCGGTGTACCACTCAGGCCATAGACGCTCGCCAGGCTTACGCCCCAATGGATCGCCCGTTGTTGCCTCCATCGGAATTTCTATGACGTGCCACCTGTCACGCTCACGCTCAAGAATCCGCCCACCTAAGTCGTCCTCATGCCAACGCGTCATCACGACGATCTGACGCGCACCGGGCTTTAGGCGCGTCAAAAGGTCGTTTGTGTACCAGTCCCATGCCTTATCGCGACTTCTCTCGCTATCGGCGTCTTCCCGGCTCTTTACCGGGTCGTCAATGATTGCGAGGTCAGCACGACGCCCAGTGATTGACCCGCCAACACCGGCAGCAAAGTATTCACCACCAGCAGTCGTATCCCACCGGCCAGCCGATGCGGAGTCATCAGCCACGCCAATGTTGAAGACATTCCCAAACTCTTTAGCTGCAACAAGGTTGCGAACCCTTCGACCAAAACGCTCGGCCAGCTCTTGCGTGTGGCTAGCCGCAATAACCGACAGCTTCGGGTTGCGCCCCATGAACCAGGGCGGGAATACAACCGATGTGTATGTGCTCTTGGCTGAGCCAGGCGGCATGCACACCATGAGACGCGGAATCTCGCCGGTCTCAACACTTTGCAGCGCATCCAACAGCAAGCCGTGATGCTTTGCGGGCTTAAAACCAAGGTCCAGATATTCAATGAACGGGCGCAACTCCTCTTGCGCCGTCTTCCTGGCCAGCAATTCCAGCAGCAGCGAGTGCGGCGAGGATTTCGGCGGTTGAGAGGTCGCGGGGTGTTCTGTTGTCGTTGACATTTACCGTGGACTCAGCCTTACCCCATGCGCGATCAAGCAGCTTTTCAGCGGCAGTCACGCGTGCACCGGGCGGCGCTTCCTCGTTCTTCATCACCTGCGCAAGCGTGCGGATAGCGTCTTCCGTGTGCGCCTTGGCTAACTCTTTGACACTCTCAGGCACCTTGGGGCGCCCACTCGGGTTTCCCGACTTGCCTTTAACGAACGCCATTGTTTCGGCCTTGTTACCAATGTTGGGGCGCCCAGGCAATCAACCCGATTGATGAATGTCGAAGGACTCAGGTGGTGGGTTGCGCCCGGGCATAAACGAAAAAACCCGCTGACTTGCGCCTACGGGTTTCATTTGGACACGGCTACGCCGCTTGGTATCGCATACTACACGGCAATTTGCTGTGATGCAAGCCCTTCTCGCTCCATTCCATCCCACAGCAATTGTCGCGCCTCTGCTACAACGCGGGCCACGTCTGCTAGTGGGATGCGGGCTGATTGCCATACACGCGTGGAGCACAGGTTTTTTGCTTCCATTGCCAGCGCGGCTTGGTGCAGAGGTTGCATTTTTCCGATGACGGAATTGACTGCCTGAGCCTCTGCAATGTCTGCGAGGGCATCCAGCGCTCCATTTGTGTCGTCGTATTGCTTGGATGCGCGGTACATTCCGCAGCCAGCAGCTACCCCTGGGTATCCACCAGTGGAACGGACACTAGAGGCCCAGGAATGCCACATTTTCAGCCATTCGTCTACCTGTGATGGATTCATGCGATGCCTCCATGATGCCGTCGAATTATAACTCTCCAGCTTCTTCGATTCGCACCAGCACCCCGAACTGCCCGCGCTTTACCTTTTCCTGAGCGTAGGCCCATTTGATCGGCCCCCGTGGCCCATCGTCAACGCCTGCCGTTTTTGCGATCTGGTCACGAATGGCCTTCATGGCACCTTGCAGGTTGTCGTCGTCGCACTCGCTGGCGGAAAGTCGCGTCATGGTGACGGTGCAGGGGACAGGCACGGATCGTATCAATAGCGCCGTCATGGCCTTTTCGCTGCTGACCCTACGGTGTCTGGTGGTCCAGTGCTCGCGTGCGTTTAGTCCGGTGACGGTCTTGATGGGGAGATGGTAGATCATTCGATGGCCCTCAGTGCGTCGTCGAGTAGGTCTTGCTGGGTCAGCCCATAGTGTCGCTCGAAAGCCTTGGTTCCCATTCCATGCACTCCGGTGTTGCCTTGATGGTGCTCGCGGCATAGTGGGATCAGGGTTTTGTAGTCACCCTTGCCCCATCCTCCGGTGCGCAGGTGGTGCAGCTCTACCGGGCCAGGATCGTGAGGGCCGTACAAGCGACGGCACAACATGCACCCGATGCCCGCCAACTTCGCTTTGTGCTGCGCTTCGGCTTTGGTCATTGCGGGATCTGCCCGTGGTAGTACGCCATCGGCTGCGGTACCAGATCACGCGCATCGACCGTGTGCCGTGCTCCAAGCCAATGCGGGCCGATTTCCGCGACTTCGACCCGCTCGCCGTTTTCCATCGCCATGACGCTGATTCCGTCGTGGGTGTACCTGTGCCCCTGCCGCGCTGGTTTGTGCTCGCTGGCGAGGTCTAGGGCAAGCTGGCGGGCGTCCACATCTGGTTGATCCATCGGCGCTTTTGGTGCGTGGCTGACGTTTGGAAGCACTCCGGCGATCTTGGCGCACTTTGGCCCGTAGGCGTACTCACCGACAGTGGCAAATGCGGCGGACATGGGGCGACGGCAGCGGACGCAGATTAGGGTCATTCGTACTCCGTCGCGGTGAATCTGACGCCCAATTGTGTGCCCATCGCGTAGGTGTACTCGATCAGGCTATTCATCCGTGAAATGCTCATTTGTGCCGAGGATTCCCGGATGTTGACAAACTCGTTTTCAAGGCCCGGCACCATCTCGGCGCCCAACTTCGTGGCGACTGCGTGGCCGCTGATCAGCAAAACCTTCCACTCAGCCAGCGTCCGGCGTTTACCGGCCCACTCGACGGTTGACTTGGCAAAGTCGCCGCACATTGCGTGAAACTTTGCCGATGCTTCGTTGCTGCGCGTCTTCGGCTTGACAGACAGCGCGAACTGATGCCCAGCCATCAGGTGCGGCTTGATGTCCTGAAACGCCGATGTAATGGCCTGGTGCGCCTGCTGGGCGTTGTATAGGGTGCGGTCGATTCTCATTTGTCGCTCACGTAGGACGGGCAGAAAAACGCGATGATCATAGGCGGGTCCATGTGAGACTGCCACGGATGGCCGGATGGGGCAGCAGTGCGGCGCAGGCACGTCTCGCACTCTTCGTACCAGCCTTCTTCGTCTGAGCCGATGCCAGAGCAGCGGGCAAAGTCGCCTGCGATCATCTTGGTGGTCATGCTGCGCTCCTTGCGCGGATTGCTGCGGCATTCGATAGCAGCAGGTCATTCGCCAGGCCAACGGAACAGGCTGATGCGTTTGCTTCAAGAATTGCTGCGCAGGCTTCGCGCTCCTCGTGCACAACGTAGCCGTGAATCAGCCCAGCGAACGCCTCAAGCCTGGCCCATTCGGCCTCAGTCGCCATTGCAAGCGCAGTCGGCGTCCATCCGGCAAGGTCTGCCAGCTTGCGTACTTCGTCGCGGGTCATGCCTTGATGCTCCCCATGTTGCGCAGCGCCTCGCGCCGTTTGGCTTCGGTTTCCTGTGTCGCCTTGCCAAATCTACCGCATTCGCGCAAATGCGTAGCCGACGGGCTCCACCAATTTGGCTTGACAACGCATCGGTGCAGCGGCTTGCGCGGCGTCATGCGGAAGTTTCCGCAGGCCACGCACTGCACGCGCTTGCAACTGCTGGCCGTGTGGCCCACCTGGCCGCACTTTGTGCATGTGTCGGTCTTGCTCATACAACCTCCACCACACGCACGCCGGGCGTCTTGCTGCTCAGAATTGCCTTGAGTCGCTGGTGCGTCCGCTCTTCTGCTTGGAAGTACTCAGCGTGAGTGACCGTTGACAGCACATCACACCACGTTTCGACCAGGCCGCGCAGGTCTGCCAGCTCTGAGGCATACAGGGCTTTCGTGCCGGTTTGCTTCTGCCGATCCAGCAGGCCAACGATCACGGATTGCATTGACTCGATGTAGTCCTCGGCGTTGCGCATCACTTTTGGCATCCGTGAGAACGCCTCCAGCATGTTCATGCAGTCAAAGACGGATTGCCAGATTTCCTTGCTGCCCTGCCCTTTGCCGATCTTTTCGACGGCATCAGACAGCAGATCGGCGCGCACCTTCTGATCGGCCTTTGAAAGCAAGCACGATCCTTGAATGGCGATCTTCCAGCTATCAGCGGACACGCCTCGCGGGCGGTAGCGTTTGCGGGCGCTCATGACGGCCTCCACGAAAATACAGACGCGGCGCTTTGAAGTGGCGCCCACATCTGGCCTCTGCTCATCTTTGAGACAACATCGACAGGCACACCCAACTCAGCAGAGATGTCAACGCACTTTCTGCCATCCTGCCTCATTTGGCGGATTTGATCGGCGAGGCCCATGCTGTACTTGGAGATTGCGCGGTTGCCTCTTGTGCGTGCCGCCGTCTGATCCGGGCGCGAGCACTTACCCATAGATGCGGCCAGCTTCATTTGCTCTGATCGCGTCATGGGCACGATATGAGCCGGGTTCACACACGACAGATTCCCGCAGCACCGAACCAGATACATACCGTGCGGCTTCTTCTTGCCTGCAAACTGGAATGCGGTCTGGTGCGCCTTGCAATCCTTCCCATTCATCCGATGGCGCGGCTGACCATCACCAGCCATTGCGCCCTGCCATTCCCAGCAGTCGCCCACCTCGATGCAGCGCGCCTTGATGTCGTCAAGCGTCTTGATTCCACTCATGTCAGATCCCCCGTAATCCTGAGCGCCCATGTGATGCGCTCTGCGCTGATGTTCATTCCTGCCTTTGCGTCGTCCAGTACGCGGTGCGCCATGGCCTTTAGGTCTTCGTCGTGTGACTGGCGTTGAAATAGGCTCATGCCGCGTCCTTTCGCGCCTGAGGGCGGTAGCTTTCCCACTCAAAAACAATCCAGCGCGATGTTTCCCTGATTCGGTCCCATGTCCGATCACCGAGGAATACCTTCGCCCCCTGCATGTCTTGATTGGTAAGCAGGATCGTCGGCAGTTGATCGCGGTAACGCAGATCCAGAACGTCAAACAAAATGGTCTGTTCGCTCTCTGTTCCGTACTGAACACCAACCTCATCAATCACCAACAGGTGAAGGCGCCCAATTCGCTCAAGCACATCACGCTCCGACTCTGTTGAATCCTTGCGCCATGTTTCGCGAATCATCCGAATCACGTCCATGCATGTGACATACAGGGTGGAGTGCGTCTGAATGACCTGCTGCATGATGGCTGCTGCCAAATGACTCTTTCCTGTTCCTGGCTTGCCAGACAACACAAGACCCTGCCCAGACTCCCACCTGTTTTGGAAGTCCTCAGCAAACTTGCGGCACACACTCAAAGCCTTTTCCTGCTCCGGCGTTGTTGCCTTGAAGTTATCGAATCCTCGGCCGATGAACCGCTTCGGTATGGCAGCCCTTCCTAGCCTCTGCTGAAGCCTTTCTCGCTCCAGTTGGGCCCTACCCATTTCCTCGGATTCTTTTTGCTCCTGAGCCCGTTTTTGCTCACATGTTGGGCATCGACTCCATACAGATCGGAAAAGGTTCACAGAAATGAACGGGCCATGCTCTGAGCATGTCTCACTCTTGGTGGCCTTGCCGTCTGACATGGCGTTAGACAATGGTTCCATCTTCAAGCACTCCTTGCGAGTAGTCCTTTGATTCAAAGCCGGTGTGCTTTGCTGCCTTCACTGGTGCTGCGCCTCCGTACTGAACAGCTTTGCGTATCCAGTTGCGCCAAGTTCCAGGCCAATCCGTGTAGGCGACCTTGAACGTGTGATCCCTGAACTTCGCCGTCTCGCGCATCAGATCAACGCCAGGACATTCGGTGTTAGCCCATGTCTTGAGTTCATCGGTGACAACAAACGACTCCGGGCACTTCTTTGAGGCGCGAGGCTTCGCGCTATCAATACCGTTAGGTATTGATGTATTACTTCTATCTCTACCTCTAGGTAACGCTCCGGTAACGCTCTCACCGTTACCTTCTGCGTTACCTTCACCGTTACCTTTGGCGTTAGCCTTGTGATCTGCAACCCTTTTTGCCGTCAAAGCGCGGTTTTTTGCTGTATCGCCGTTGTGGCGGTCGAAATTCGACAGGCTGATTCCGTCCCCATTGACGGTCAGCCATCCAGCATCAGCAACCGCTTGAACAAAGCCGGTAACGCCAACAACACGATCTAGTAACGCTGAGGTAACGCGAGCAGCGTTACCGTCTGTTGTGTGCTGATCGAACCAGCGCCACAACCTGAACAATTTGCCGACAGTCAGGTCGGGGTCATCCCAACCCATCGCGGCAGTGATGGCGAGCACTTCCGGTTTTTCCGGTGTGGCGCACTCCATCTTTAGCCAAGGGCCTGCCATCTTCAAACCTTGCTGTTAGCGCGCCTGATGTGGTCAGCGCGTGAGTTGGGGTGAGTCTTAGGAAGGTGAACGCAGGCCATGCGGGCCTTGTGGTCGTCACCGTCGAATGCGTTTGCGGGCTTCTTTGCTGGCGGCGTCTTCTTGAGTGGCGCGAGCTGGCTCACGTAGCCGGGGCTAAATGCGTTGGTCATCTGGCATCCTTATCGCAAAAAAACCCGCCATGCACAGCCAGCGAAGCCGCATTGAAAGCGCGGGGAGGCGCGCAATCGCGGGTGACGGGTGTCACTACGCTGGCGCTCGGGTGCATGGCGGGGAAAGTCATTTAGAACACCTCAGAGCCAACCCAAACGGCCAGCAGCAAAAGCACAAGGCAGGCTGCGATCAGGTCGGTGAACATG